TTTTTCCTTTCTTTTTTTAGAATCAGTTTTGAATTGATCGTAGGATTTCATTATTTTTTCTTAGACATGGCAATAATTTTGCCGACCTTCTTGCGTCTTGCAAGTAGGTACTTGTCTGACTTATCCTTATCACCATCGTTATCTACATCACCGTCTTCTTTTCCAACTGGATCTAACTTTTTCTCTGTTACATGCTCTACTTCTTCTGCAGCCTTCTTAAATGCATCTTTAGCAGGGTATCCTTTATCGCCAGGTTTTGCAGGAGATTCTCCTCTCTTTCTCTTAGCGTGAATATTGTCATAAAGACCCTTCTTACCTTCTTTTATTTCATCTTCATGTGGTATTGTGTTACCATCTTTGTCTTTCTGATGATGAAACTCATCTTCCTTAACGCAATTAGGAACAGACTTTCCTCCTTTCATCTTAGTTCCCTTTGCCTTATATCCTTTCCAACATGTAGAAGCACCAACATTAGCACGAGCTGTCTTCATACTACCTTCTTCTATATTATCCCAGTTCTCAATCTTAATCTTTTCAAGAACCATTAACTCTCCATCAATTTCTATCTCTTCTTTTTCTAATATATTTGGACAAACATCGGTTGCATGATCACCACCGCATTTACTACAGACTTCTTTCTCTTCTTTAGTAGCAAGTTGTGCTTTAGGTGACTCTTTCTTAGGTCCTTTCTTCTTTGTCGTAATTTTTTCTATTTCTGCACCGTGTGACTGTGGATCCATGCCATCAAATGGTGCTTCAGATAAGTGTAAATCTGGTAGGTCTGTGTTTTGGAAGCAATCGCCACCCATCCACTTTCCATATTGTTCTATCAAACCTGATGAAAAATCATCATTATTTTTGACAGTGTTAATTGTATCTTGCTTCTTCATTTACTTACAAGGAGGTTCTTCTCGTATTATTTATAGCTCTAACATTCTTAATCCATTCACGGAACATTTTTCCTTCTTCAGATATAACAATTGCATAGTTACCACCCACTCTATGGATAGTTCCTTTGGTTCCTGTTCTTGAAGACATGACACTATCACCCTCGCTTAGACCTTCATCGTGTCTTTGCTGTTGTCTTAGTGCTTGTTCTCGTAATTTCTTAAAATTTATCATTTATAGTTTGCGGGTAAGTTCGCTGCTACTTCAATCATCAGAGTTTTACAATCAGCATCTCCTAAAGACGTTGGTATACCAGACTTGAACGTTTTATAGTCGCCAGCAAATGCTGCTCGTCTCATTTTTGTTCCCGATACTTTAAATGTATCGCCATCTGCATCCCTAGAACCAGAAGATATGATGTCTAGTGTACGAAAAGAAAAGTCTTTATCGTTACCATTGTATTTATGAATCCATTGCATCGCTTGTACTCTGTCAGATCCTACTAGCATCACACACTCATCAAATCCTGCCATCATGATGTCTTGCAATACTGCTACTGGATCTCTAGGTCCGCTATATATGTGTCCTTTATGTGTAGGAAACATTTTATTCATATAATATAGTTTTCTGTCAGGTAGTAAAGGGTTATTTCCTTTAGTATCTACAGATTGTGAGATATAAATCCTATATTCATGTGTCCCTGCAATACGTTTTACTGCATCAAAGTTTTCTTTATGACCTGTGGTAGGAGGTTGAAACCTACCAAAGGTAAAATAACATTTGTTGCACTTTAACGCCATTTTTTTGCTAGTGTAAAGTTGATGTAAGAGAACTCTAAACGATTGACAAGTTTTACCATGTCACCATCTTTATGTAGAACATAACCTTCAGGTCCTGTAACCTTATATCCATTGTCTGTAAGTGCAAATGTCCTAAAAGTCTCTAAGTCATCTAATTTATCAATTATAAACTGCTTGCTCTCCTGTATTTTTTTGTATAGATCTATCATTGCTTTGAACTTACCTTCATTTTCCCTAAGATAGTTCTGACTATCATGTACTAATTTACTTTTCTGTGCTCTTGTCTTTGGTGTCTTAATTTTATCAAGTAACGCTGTGGTTTTGTCATAATAAAAATTATACAGACTAGCAAAAGTTTTACTAACATCACCAATGGCACGTGCTGCTTTAATTTCTGAGTTAAAAAACTGTTTTACATAAGAAGCAACATGATATTTTTCATCTCCTTTAGTTCCTGATAAAAGAACTAACTGATCTAAGAAATCTCCACACTCCTTACAATTTTTTTCTATAGCAGAAATCATTTTATTAAAGTTTGTTTCTTCTTGATTACTCAATCCTACCTTGTGCATAGGTGTATCATTATTAATTACAGCAACTTCTTTAGTTTCATTTAATGTTTCACCAACACCAGCTTTTGCTTGCATAGATGGTACATGATCACCTGTATAATGTGTGTGAAATACTATGATTACCTCAGCATTTTTAATTTTTTTACCTATTGGATGATCAACTGGTATACCATAAGTAAGTGCTTGGTTACCAAAAGTATAAAGTTTTTCTCCATTAACAGTTTCTGTCTTTACATCAGATTTATCTGCTAAAAAATCACCTTGTATTACACCTTTGATACCTAACTGAGAAAAATATTTAAAACATAATTTTAATTTTTTGGCAAGATCAGGAGATTTTTCTCCATAATACATGTCAATACCATTTTCACTACTAGCAATCTTTGGTTCTTCTTTATTGAATACTGATTTAGTTCCAATGAAAAAATTTTCTGTTCTTGGATTGATGCCACAAACAACTGATGGTACACCATCCCACTTAGTCTGCATAAATCCTGTACTATTATCAGACCCAAGCATTTTTCTTATTTCTTGTAAGAAACTAACCGCAGCTATACATCCCTCAACACCATAGTTGAGCATCTCATCTTCTAAATGTTCTAAATGTTTTAACTGTGTTACGTTTGCCATTAATACACCTTCACAAATACTGATGAAAAATCTAATTGAGAACTAGCAAACAAATATAACGCTTGTACAATTTGATCTGCCTTGGTTGGATTATCTCTTAATGCTTTTAGTAACCTGAGACCATTTAATTTACTATATCTCCACTCTTGTGATTTCTCTGCAACAATCTCTTCGTATTGTGCCATGTCACGTTCAATCAATGTTCCTCTTCGATTGTTAATTGCATCAAAATCTACTAACAATTGTGAAATTTCTCTTGTTATCCCTATTCTAGCAGTTCTTAGTGAAGGATTACACTGATTGTAAAAATTTGTATTATCCCAAGGCATAGCATTAGGAGCATATTCATTTACAATACTCGCAACATTACCTCCACCACAACGACCATGTGCTGCTGTTGCTCCTTTCAATTCTATTTGCCATGATGCTTTTGTTCCACCAAAGTTTCTTAACTGAAATTTATCAAATTCACCACTACCATAATATAAGTAAACATCTATAGGTGTACCACCTCTATTCTCAAACAATAAATCATATCCACCTGTGCTATTTCGATCAACCCATTTATAACTAGAAACTTTTGCTCTTCTTTCTGCAGGAGGTTCTTGATTCATCACCTCAAATCTAGCACTAGCAGTCTCTATTGCCTCTGTTATACCCTCAGATTTTTTAAGTGACACTCCTATAAGTTCTTTGCTTACAAATTTTTCATCAAGAAATTTATTAATTTCTGCTGCAGTGTTTAAATTGTTTAGAGATGACATATTAAGTCCTCTCTTAGCAATCCATATATCAGCAGGATTCCATTTATCTTCTGCTGTAAATGTAGATTCTCCTAGTTCTTTTAAGTTAGTATTTACTCTACTATATGCATCTTTTATTTCTCCGTTATCAAATCCACTACCACGATAGAACCTAGCATCTTGCACTCTACATTGTTGTTGATTATAAAGTTTATTTGCTGCTAGACAATGTGATTTATGCCACACAGTATCTGCCCATAAACTTTCAAATGGAACATCTACAAAACAATAATCATTATATGATTGTCTTAAAAGTTCTTCTGATAATGGTTGTCTAAAATCTAAATCTTGATTAACGAGATGATATCTTACTCCGCAATATACAGCAAACATACACTCATTTACAGAAGTTGATGCTGATCCACCTCCACTACCAGCACCTTGTATAGGTTTTACTTGTATACGAAATTTTTTATCATCTATAATAGGAATATCTATTACATTTCCATCTACTTCTACATCATAAGTCTCTCTACTACCAGTAATAGTTTTGCTAGTTATCGCAGTAACTAATCTGTTAGTTACCTGACCTCTATCTGCTACATCTACTCTTAATTGAAGAAGTATTTTTGTTCTAACACCAGCAGTTATATCTAAAGCTTTTATAACTTGTACATCAGTTGCATTATATCCTTCTTCACGTAAACATGTGTAGATATCACTTGCACGTGATGCAAACGATGCTCCTAAATTAGTAAATGAATTTTGCTTAATTGCCATTTACCTATTTATTTTAGCGGTCTCCTTTTTTTCTATTCTCGGAAAAGTAAACGTCAAACGATCCCTCAGGATAACGCTTCTCTAGTTTCTTAACATTGGTAGCAATCACATCATCAAACGATACTTCAAGTGCCATGCATGCCTGTGCTACGTACCACATGATATCACCAAGTTCAATGATCAAATGTTCTCTGTTGTCTTCGTTCCATGGTTTACCTTGGAATACCATTTTCTTAACGATCTCAAGGAACTCTCCACCTTCAGCATTAATGCCAACACCAGCAGTGGTAAGACGTTCAATATTGGCACCTTGTCTGTCAAGTTCACCCAGACGATCAATAAAAGATTTAAAATCCTTACTAGAAGTGCTTGTGACAGCATCCACGAAATGAGTGTACTTATCAAAGTCCACATGCTTTATACGTTCCATTCGGCAAATTTAGATAATCGGTTTTGTGTTTGTGAGAATTGTTGTAAGGTTTCTCCTACCTCTTCATCTTCTATGGTAATAGCAGACGAGTCATCTGCTACATCATATAACCTCATTTTCGATCTGTCAATTCCCAGAATGAATTTTCTTGAGGCAGTCGGGTCATTGTATCTGTTCTTAAGTTGTTTGACCAAGATGCGACCTTGTTGTTCAAGTTCCTCAGTAGATATAAGGGCAAACATAAAATCAGCAGTGGCAGGGAGACCAAAAGACTCAGAAGTGTCAGTGAGATCGGGATCAGAGTTACCATAACCGCTACGAGTAGTTTGAGTAGCAGAGATAATAGGTAAATTACTTTCCACAGCAAGACCCCGAAGCTCTTCAGCAATCGCTTTAACATAGGTATACGAGTTAACAACAGCACCTTTATATCTAACAGAAGCACAAATGTTTAGATAATCAACAAAGATAAGATCAGGTGTAAAATCTTTCTTTAATTTAAGATCACTTAAGAGTGCCTTAAAATGTCCTGCATGTGCAGATGCAGTAGGGTACTCTTTAATGATCAGTTTACCTTGTGTCTTTCTAGAGATTTCATTTACTTTTGAATTAAATAAAACCTCAGGAAGTTCCATGATGTCCTTAACACTTACGTTGAGAAGATTTGCATCAATTCGTTCAGCAATTTTTTCCTCTGCCATTTCACATGTAATGTAGAGTACGTTGTACCCCTGAGTGAGGGCGGAACCAGCCATGTGGCACATGAATAAACTCTTCCCGACACCCGTTCCAGCAAGAGCGATGTTGAGAGTCTTGTTAGGGAGACCACCTTTCGTGATAAAGTTAAACTTTTCCAAATCAAAGGGAATTTTCTCTTCTTTCCTATGATAGAATTCATATCTGTCTGATGATTGTTCAATGTAGTCATGTCCTATATGTTCATCAAATGAAACCGCTAAAGCATCCTGTAAAATACTAGGTATAGCACCCTTTGTGAACTTTTTATCTCCGCCATCAGCGATCTTGATAGACTGCATGAGTGCTAAGTATATAGCACGATCTTGACACCACTTCTCTGTGGCATCTAACAACCAGTCATAATCCACCCAGTCATCAGATAGAGAATTTATTCCCTGTACTGAATCTTTGAATGTCTCTTCTGTAAGGTCTCCTCTATTCTGGAGATTAATTGTGAGGACTTCTTTAGTAGGTACTTTATCGTACTTAGCAGCGAAGTCAGCAATCTCTTCAAATACAATTTTTTCATGGTACTCTTGGAAATAGTCTGCTTTTATAAATGGCACTACCTTACGATAGTATTGCTCATTGTATATTAAATTGCGAAGTATTGTTTCTTCTATTCTTTCTGTCATTCTAGTTTTAACCTCGCAAATGATTTCTCACTCAATCTCTTCTTTTGAAGTTTACCATAATCTTCATTCAATTCGCAACCAATATAATGTCTATTTAACGATTTAGAAACAACTGCTGTAGTTCCTGATCCCATGAATGGATCTAGAACTATGTCTCCCTCTTCACTCCCTGCCTTGATACAAGGTTCTATTAAGTCAGGTGGAAATACAGCAAAGTGTGCACTCTTATATGGTTTTGTGGTTACTGACCAAACAGACCGTTTATTTTTTGTAGTGTAAGACTTGGATAACCCACTATGAGGAACCAAGCCAGTGCCAGGATTGTGGTACTTACCTTTAGTGCGGTTTCGTGTA